ATGACTGATCGAACGACAACAGGCACCACCAGACGAGCCTCTGTAGCTCAAATGGTAGAGCGCCTGCCTTGTAAGCAGGGGGTTGCCGGTTCGATTCCAGGCCAGAGGCCCCACATTTAAGGAGATCGCCATGCCAGAAAGCAAGAAAGAACGCCGCTTTATGGGAATGGTTCACGCGGTGCAGGAGGGCAAGATCAAGGCACCGAGTTCCAACATAGCCGAGGCGGCCAAGAAGATCAAGCCTTCGGTAGCAAAGGAAATCGGCAGTTCAAAAGAAACGGGGTTGCCGGAGAGTAAGGGCTCCGGCATGAAGGTCCGGACGATGAGCCACAAGATTACCCGGCACAAGTTGTAGGGAGGGGGTATGGCCGATATTATCGGTGGAATCAAAAGAGCTCTTAATGTTGGAGGCGCCGCCAGCCAGGCAGTTGACTCGGCTGGCAAGGCAGTTAAGGCGGCAACAGGCTCACTTACGGTGCCTAAGCCCGCGGAGAATTTGGCTCAGAAAGCCGGTCGAGAAGCCCGGGAGCGGGGGCAGACAGCTTTCGATGCGGCCGCGCAGCGGGGCATGGGCATCCCGGTGAAGACCGTGGATAACACGCTGCAGATCACCCCGATGGACAAGGTAAAATAAAGTGCCTGATTTTGGTGCTTCCGTCATGGTGGACATTCCCAGCCTGGTGAGAACCAGGTCATTGAGGAAGTCTACCAGCTTCGCGGTGGACAGCGGCATACCGCAAAGCGATGATGCGGGCCCATCAGCGAATACGGCCCCCACGGCAAATCCGCCAAATGCCAGCCCAAAGAAGCCAATGGCTGCAGCGGGCCTGGGTATCCCCGTGAGAACAGTAGACAACGCCATCAAGCGGATTCCGATGAGCAAGGTCAAATGAAATGCGATCCGGAAAAATGCGAGCTGGAGTGCCTGTGCAACGAGTGCCCGGCGGTGAAGCCGGAGCCTCCTTCAGACAATGGGCGCAGTAAACTGCCACCGGGCATGACGCCGGCCGTGGCCAAGGCGTTAGGACTCAGATAAATGGCTGAGGTGAAACTCCCTATTGGCGATCCGTCGCAGGCTGTCCTTAAGGCCCGCAACCAGCTTGAGGTGCAGAGCAACAAGGCACCTGACGAGAAAGAGCTGGCGGAACGAGAAAAGGCGGCCCAGGCCTATTTCGGGGAGGACGAGGCCCACTTCGTCCGCTTCCACGACGACTGCGTCAAGATGTCGGTGGACAGCATGAGGCGGATTCGCACCGACCAGCAGGAGCTGTGGGACATCTACAACGAAGAGGAGCCGCCTCACTATCAGCTCAAGGAGTCCTGGCAGTCCCGAGTGACCGTGCCCAAACCTTTCGCCTCCGTGCAATTCTTCCTGGCTCTGGTCAGGAAGGCCTTCACCCCCGAATTTCTCAGCATTAAAAACGAGCTGAAGGAGGATGACGCCACCTTCATCCTGAAGTGCATGGAGCTGCTGCTCTCTAAGAGCTTCAGCAACTTCCCCATGCGCTTCACCGATGCCGCCGGCATGGGCGCCGCGGTGGGTCAGAGCATGGAAATGATTCCGCAATGGATACCCGGGAAGGGTCTGCAGTATGTGCTGATCCCTCCCTGGAACATCCAGCGGGACCCTGACTCTCTCAGCCGGGAGCCCTGGTCCGGAATGTACTGGATCCACCAGGAGTGGCTGGATTACCATGAGCTCAAGGAAATGGAGAGGGTGGGCCAGTTGGCCAACATCCCTGATTGCGGGCCCGGGGGCACCTGGGGTAGCGAGAAGGATAACCCGGATCTGTCCCTGACCGAGATCAAGCGCCGGCAGGAAATGACCTGGCAGCAGTCGAGCACCCGCACTAAGGTCCTGACTTCAGAGTATTGGGGTCAGATTCTGGATAAGCGCGGTAAACTCCTGTTGCCCAGCGGCTGGTTCACCGTGGTCGGCGACCGGGTAATCCGGCTGCCCAGGAAAAGCCCTTACCAGAGTCTGCGCTGGCCCGGGGTCGGCTTCTCGCCGCTGCCCCATCTCCTCCGGTTTGACGGCCGCTCCCTGCTGAAGGGGATCAAAAGCCTCTGGTACATGATGTGCAACCTCTTTTCCCTCTATGTGGACAACTACAACTGGATCGTCAACCCCTCTTCCGAGATCGATATCAGCAACTTGGTGGACACCGACGACATTGACGACTTCCCGGGTAAGCCCTGGCTTGTCAAGGCGACGCAGCAGGGCCAGCAGGTTGTCCGCATGATCGATCGCAAATCCGCCACCGGCGACACCCTGGCCAGCCTGAACTTCACCGATCAGCGCTTCCAGGAAGGCGTGATGATCAACTACGCCGCCCAGGGGCTCCCGGGGTACCGCCAGGCGGTGACCGCCACCGAGAATGCCAACAACCTGGAACAGTCTCTGACGGTCATGGGTCTCATGGGCGAGAACCTGGAAGACGGAGCCCTGAACGCCATCATCGCCGGCTGGGAGACGGTGGCGCTCAACATGACCCACAGGGAGCTGGCCAACCTCATGGGCCAGGAGGTGGCGGACAGATATGCGGCTGGCACCCCCACAGGATTAAAGCTCCCCCACCTGACCACCGGCTCGTTTAGTGTGTCCGGCGCCGCTGCCTTGATGCGCAACTCCGAAGTGATCCAGGGGATTTCAAACCTGATCCTCCCGCTGCTCAAGGAAGGCAATATCTTTATCCCGTACATCAAGCCTTACGCCCTACTGAAGTCGCTGATTCTGAGGCTGAACCTGGAAGACGAGAAGATCATCGTCGATGCAGAGGATGCCAAGAGGATTGATGCGGCCCAGCAGAAACAGCAGGAGGCGGGCATCGAGCATCAGGGGACTAAGGAAGAAGCCGACGCACAAGCCGCCCAAGCCCTGGCCGAAAGGCATGGGGCGCAGACCGCTGAGTACGCCACCGAGGCCGAGAAGAATAAGGCACAGGGCGGGCTCTTTGATGCGCAGGCCGCTGCTGCCGGCGCAGGCGGTGCACCGCCTGCCGAAGCCGCCGCACCGCCTGCAGAACCTGCTGCGGCACCAGCAGGAGCCACCACGCCACCGGAGATGATTCAATGAGCACAGGACCGAAACCCATGGGCCCCAGCGGCGTTGACACCAACATCGTCACCGGCCGCCCTTTGGAAAACACGCCGGAGGTGGAGGCCTCTAAGCTCAAGTCTAACCTGGAACAGGCGGTGGTCCGCTCCTGGACGATCACCGCAGAGCTCCATCAGAATAAAGAGCTGGTTAAGATAATCTTTGAGCAATATCGGGACCGGCTGCTGGAATTAGCAGAGAGCGATGAATTTCTGAAATCCCTGGACAGGCAGATCATGGCCATCAGGGTCCCTCTGGAATTCAAACCAGCCATTGCAGAGAAAGTGGCGCGTTTCAAAATGGGATCGCGCCTGGCAGCATTTTTAGAATAGGACTCAAGCCGCCCCATCAGGGATACCGGCTGGAGCAATAACCGGAAGGGCTGGCGGCCCGCAAGGATACCCGCCAGAGAAAGGAACCAGGTCATGGCTAAAAAAGTGGCAGATTCAGAACAGGACACCCAGGGGAACCTGACCAATCCGCTCGATGAGGAGCTGGGACATCCGGTTTTAACGGGACATCCGGCCGAGGGCGGGGAGGAAGAGGGAGAACTTGGCCCTGAGAAGGAAGAGGGAGAGGAAACTCCGGAAGAGAAAGCAGAGCGGGAAGCCGCCGAAGCTGCCGGAGGCGAAACTCCTGAACAGAAGGCGGCCCGAGAAACTGCTGCGGCCGGAGGAGAGTTCAAGCCCAAGTATAAGACCCACGAGGAAGCAGAGCGGGCCTATGCCGAGGCAGAAACCCGGATGCATACGGCAACGACCGAGGCTTCCCGGGAGAAAGCCCGGGCTGACGCCGCAGAGGCCAAGACTCAGGAGCTCGAACTCAAGTTGGCCGAAAAAGAAAAAGGCGCCACTACCGAAGCCGGCCTGGAGGCAAAAGAGGCTGAACTGAGAACGGCGACCATCGCCGCTCGTCAGAAGGCCTTTGACACCATTAACGAACTGGATCGGACAGATCCGGATTACCAAAAGAAGGTGGCCGCCGCCTGGGGCGATGCTGATGTTGAAATCCGCCGGGCCGAAAGGAGGATCTTTCCTCCCGGGACCGAGGATATCGACGGCAAAATCGCAGCCGGGATCAAGGCCGAGAGGGAAAAGGACAAGGCGACCAAGGCGGAAGATGACAAGAAGACCGCCGCCGAAAAAGCCTGGGAGACAGCAGTTGACGCTGGCAAAAAGGCTGGTCTGGCCCTGGATGATCCGGAGTTACCTGATCTCGATCTTTTCGAGGTGGCTGGCCGCAAGCTCCCTGCGGAGTTGCAAGGGAAAGGCGCCACCAAAGAGGTCTGCGATTGGATGATCTCTTATGTTCAAAAGCGCCTCGGCAGGGTGGCCCTCACCAAGGAACAAAGAGAGGAGCTCGCCCGCCAGGAACAGCTCAATAACCAACCTCTGGGGAAAGGGGGTCGTCGAGAGACTACCAAGACTCAAAAAGGCAGCACCCGGACCCTGGATGATGATCTCGCAGATGCAAAGACACAACGCACTCTGCGATAAATACGGAGGGGTAAATCATGCCCGGCGAGGCCATGACCTGGGAATTTGACGCAAATGTCGGAATCTACAAAAACTGGCAGCTCACGGATGAACTCCGGAAGCTGGCGGCCGGCGCTTGCATCGTCGCACCCTTCACCCATGCACACGGCATCAACTTCAAGCCGAACGCGGGTGAGGGCGTCAACATAATGCACATCTACCGCCTGCCCAACTCGGTCAGCTCCAGGTTGCAGGAAAACAACCGGATTCCGATCCGGAAAACGGCTTTCGGCAACCGCATCATCAAGGTGATCGAGTACGGCGAAGGCGTCGAGTACACCAACCTGATGCAGCAGCTCGGGAAGTTCGACATCCGCAACGAGCTGCAGAAGCTGCTCAAGGTGCAGATGGAGGAAGCGCTGGACTCCGAAAGCGCCAGCGCCTTCAAAGACTCCAGCGCCGTGCAGCTCGTCTTCACCCCCACCAGCCTGACCACCGGGCAGATGGCCACCAACGGCACCCCGGGGGCGCAGGCCGCCTGTGGTCTGACCTTCGACCATTGCACCATTATCGCCGACTATCTGCGGGACACCATCCATTGCCCGCCGTATGAAGGCGACAATTATGTGGGGATCACCGCCAACAAGAACTACCGGAGCCTGAAGCAGGACCGGTACTGGCAGGAATGGCACAAGTACCTGGGCAAAGGGGATTTCGTCTTCAAAGGCGAAATGGGCATGACCGAAGGCATCCGCTGGGTGGTCTGCTACCGTGCCCTGGCCTTCTCCAACACCGCCGGTACCAGCCCCTATATGGGGCAGTTCGTGGTCTTCGGTGACGACGCCGTAGCCCGGATCACCGCGCAATCGCCGGAGCTCCGTGCCGATCCCAACTACCAGAACGACTTCGGCCGCACCAAGGCCGTGGCCTGGTACGGCATCATCGGGATCGGGAGCGTCTGGGATACTCCGGACGACGGGATGGCAAAGATCATCCGGGGCGACAGCCTCTAAGCTGCGGTAGCAGCTAAAACACAGGAGGTCAAGAATCATGGGTGAATACGGAACTTACATTCGTAAGGTCGTTGATAGCGCCAACGACGATCATGGGATGGCCGCGGCCATCAACATGAACGCCGCGGTGTCCACCGCGGGGGCAGAGGCCCTGGTCAAGACCGCACGGGAGCCGATGTGCGTGGATCGAGTGGGCTTTATGCCCACCACCGCATTTAACTACAACATCCTGACCAAACAGGGTGTCCTGAGCCTCTATAAATACCCCAAGGGGGTCGCAGCCAACAAGGTGCTCCTGGGGACCATTAACCTGGTGGACCTGGCCCTGGTGGGTGTCGAGTATGTCGTGGACATCGCCAACGCGGTGCAAGCGGCCGTCGCTCCTTACGCCGGGTTGACGGATCGGGGCATTGCCGATCTGGACCCGGGGGACCAGGTGGCTATCTGGATCACAGTCCAGGCAGCCGGCGGCACCTACATCGCCGGGGCGTTCCAGCCGTTCTTCTGCTGGCACAACCGGGCGGAATCCGAGGCCAACATGACCGCCGTGGTCAATCTGACCCCGGCCCAGACACAGGTGAACGAACCCATCCCGTAACAGGGCTGGCCGACTGAAAGCGACTAAATAGGGGGCCTGGTTCTCCAGGCCCCATCTCTCAAGGAGAGTGCTATGCCTGATATCGCATTAGCCAATGTCACGGTCACCCTTCCTCCGCTGACCCGCTACAATCCTCCGGGGCAGCCGAATATCAGCTACCCGCAGGTGACTTTCGGGAATGGGACGCTGACCTATCCGACCGGCGGGATTCCGCTTCCGCCGGCCCCCGCGGTCTTCGGTTTTCTCAAGGCAATCATCTTCGTGACCATCATGGCCACCACCGACGCCTACAATTATGTCTATGACACGGTCAACAACACCATCCGCATCTTCAACAAGACCGGGGCGGAATTGACCGGCGGCTCAAGTCAGCCGGCGGCCACCACCTTGTATCTGAAAGCGGAAGGCGAATAACCCGCCCCGAGAGGGCGGCCTAAATTAACCAAGAAAGGACAGTATCATCATGGGACAGATCATCGGGACGAGTGCTTTCGGCAACATGGAGGTGGAGAAGAGCTTTCTCGTGGCGGGTAAGCAGACCGAAGAAGGCAAGATCATCCAGCAGGGTGGTCATGTCTGTCTACTCACCAACGGCGTCTGGGTGAACTCCACCGGACTGCCGTTTAGCAGCGAAAAAGAGATCAAAGAGATCCTCTCTACCCCGGACATGAAAGCGGTTCAGGCTGAAGCCCTGGAATGGTTCCGTAGCAAGGACAAGGAAGACCAGGTGCCGCGGCGTAAAATCATGTTCGACGACAACGACTTCCCCTGCTTTGTAGACACCGGTGAATTCGTCGAGAAGTTGGACGACATCTTTCTCTGCATGAAGCAGGGACGGGCTCAAGCGGTGGCCATCATCGGGTTGAACAAAAGGCTGGAGGCCAAGCAGCGGGGTGCGACCCAAAAGGGCCCGGAAAACCCCCGGGAAGCGACCAGCATGGCAGCAAGCAAGCCCAAGGGGAACAAGGTCCCTCTGACCGAGCAGCAGCCCCTGGCGGGGTAACCTATGGCGGTCGAGATCGAACAGCCGGAAGGGGCCTACGCCGTACATTGCCCAAACCTGAGGTGCGGATTGGTCTTTAAGCCCGACCCGCGCATCTACCGGCGAGGTGACCTTTACTGTCCCCGCTGCGGTGCCGATCTGAACCAGCGGCCAGCAATATTCGGCCGCAAGGAAATCCGAGATGGTTAATGAGAACTGCGTCATTCGCATGGGCGGGCTGGGGGATTTGGCAATCCTTTCCTCCAGCCTTCTCGCGTTGAAGCAGAAAGAGCCCCACCGGAACCTGGTGCTGGCCACCAGGCTGGAAAACATGGAGCTGCTCGCCGGCGCCGACTACCTCTCACGGGTGATCTTCTTCGAGGATGCCGAGAAAGAGGAGTGGTTCCGGGTGTATGACTGCCGATGGGGCGTGGAGCCGCCCAATATCGGCCCCGGCCGAACCTCCTGGGAGAACTATACCCAGCGGGACCGCTCAGATATCTTTGACGATCTGTTGGGCATCCGCAATGGCCACAAGAAGTTTTCTGTCCCGGTGGACCCGGTAAGTCTTGAAAAGGTCGGGAAAATCCCTTCTCGTGTCATAGGTATTGCCCCCACCAGCAAGTCCCCGGTGCGCTGTATGCCTCCGGAGTATGTGCAGCCGCTGGCAGACCTGATCGTTTCCAAGCTGGGGCGGGATGTGG